CGGAGGTATTTTAAAATGGACAAAATGTATTTATTCAAAAACGAGAACGAGGTAACCGAATACGACGGTTCGCCGCTTAGGTTTTACGTCGGAAAAAAGCTTATCAAGCAGATTTTTTCACCGACGGAGGACGAATTAAAGGGTTTTGGTTATAAAAAACTTATTATGGCGATTATGCCCGAATATGACAGCGAAACGCAGTATTTGAGCAAAAGATACGCTGACGGCGAGAATATAACCGAAACATACGAGGTTCGCGATATACCTGCGAAAACTGAAATAACTGAAGAAACGGAGGAGTGACAAATGAAAGTATATTTTAATTTATTCGTGTCTATTATGGGCGGAATTGCCGCCTACTTTTTGGGAGGCTTGACAATGGCAATTCAGGCGCTTTTAATTTTTATGACGGTTGATTACATAACGGGGTTTATGGTTGCGTTTGTTTTTCAGAAATCACCGAAAAGCGACAGCGGAGGCTACAACAGCAAGGCAGGTTTTAGAGGATTGTGCAAAAAGGTTGCAATTTTGTTGCTTGTCGGCGCGGCGCACAGGCTTGATTTGGTTGTGGGTGTCGATTTTATCCGCGACAGTGTGATTTGCGGTTATTGCGCAAACGAGCTTATATCAATAATTGAAAATCTCGGTCTTATGGACGTGTATATTCCGCCCGTTATCAAAAAGGGAATTGACATTTTGCAGAAAAAAAGCAACGGTGATGATGACACGGCGCAGAAGTGACGGGTATATGATGAATTGACGGAACGATGTGGGCATCGTCCCCTACAAATAATGAGGTGATACAAAATGAAAATATTTATTGACCCGGGGCACAACTATTCGGGTGCGGACACGGGCGCGGCCGGGAACGGTCTGCGCGAACAGGACGTTTCATATTTTGTGGGTTCGTATCTTACAAAATATTTATCTGACGCAGGATTTGACGTGAAATGCTCGCGCAACAAACTTGCGGACAATGTGGCGGCGACGTTTAACAGGAGCATAAACTATCGGTATATGCAGGCGAATGAGTTTAAGGCGGACTATTTTATTTCGCTCCACTGCGACGCGTCGGCGGACAAAGACGCGAAAGGCGCGCACGTTTGCGTATATTCCAAAAATTCAACCGCGGAAAGGTTAGCAAGCGCGGTAATTAAAAAACTTATCCCTTTGGGACTGGACGGCAGAAGCGAGAAAATAGTCGAGCGCAAAAACTTGGGCGTTTTAAAGCACACAAATATGCCGGCGATACTTATTGAAATGGGATTTATAACAAATCCCGAAAACGCAAATCTTATGCGGTCGCCCGAGATGATTGCAAGGGCAATTTTTGAGGGCATTTGCGAATTTACGGGGATTAAAACCGAGAAAGAATATATGTCGGTTAACGATACCATTGCGCTGATGAGCGACAGAGGAATTATATCCGATACGGAGAAATGGTATAACGGCACTTGGAACGACGATGATTTCAAGTGGCTGTTAAGAAAGGTTGGGACGTACATTGCAGATAAAATGTAAGGCAGGAAGCAATATTTTTGAAGTTAACGGCGAGAATATCACAAACGATGTTGCGCCGTTTGAAAAGAACGACAGAACGTTTTTGCCGATTAGGTTTATTGCCGAGAATATGGGAATGTATGTCGATTATGAAGAAAAAAGCGGCATTGTGACGGTATCGGACGTTAAGACGCATTTTGATACGGTTGACAAGTGCGCCGTCAATTTCGGTATGTATGCAAACTGTGCGAGCATTGCAATGTATAAAGAACTTGGCGCATACGTATTTGAGGACGAAAACGGATATTACTGGGACGGGCTTAAAATCGGACAAAAAGACCGGCAAGAGTTGTATATTGACTCTGCCCTTGCGAGAAAATGCAAAGCAATTCTGCACACGCACGGCGGTACGGCAGGCGGTGCGGCAAACAATCACTTTTCGACGGGTGACAAAAAGGCGGCGAAAAAGTATGACAAGCCGATTTATTTGTGCTCGCCAGTCGGCGAGCAGTGGTGCTTTGCGCCGAACAATACAGGCGGCGAGGTGCGCAAAATATGCATTGCTCCGTTTGATTGGAAATTTGAGGATTTCTGTAAATCGGTTGTAAATTTTGATTATGCCGAGGCAAAAACCTTTTTCCTCAGCTATTTCGGGGGACGATATAAGCCTGTTGCCGAGCATATCCCCTGCGGTTATGTGCTGGACTATTATAATTTTATGTTTTTGAACGGGGAGAAGTATTGAAAAGGTTTTATAAGCTTGTAAACGGCTTTTAAACAAATATAAAAATGAAATTTGAGAGGAGTAAAACAATGGATTGGATGAAAGAAATTTTAAAGGCAAACGGCATTGAAGTTTCGGACGAAACGGTTTTTGACGCTATTTCGGAGGAAATAGGCAAAAGATATGCCGACAAGGGGGAATTTGAAAAAAAGGAAAATGAAATTGTAAAGCTTCAGGGCAAAATCTCGGAATTCGAGGAAAAAGAGAAAAACAAAACCGACAAAGCGGACGGCGGCGAAAAGACATACACCGACGCCGACATTGAAACCATCAGGAAAGACTACGAGGACAAGCTTAATGAAGTTAAATTTTCGTCGGCTCTTGACCTTGAGATACAAAAATCGGGCGCAAAAAGCAAAAAGGCATTAAAAGCGCTTTTAGATATGGACAAAATCGGCTTTGAGGACGGAAGTCTTACAGGTTTTGCCGAACAGCTTGAAAAAGTCAAAAACGAAAACGGCTATCTTTTTGACGATGGTCTTGACACGGGACTAAAGCACGACGGCAAAGAGGCACAAAGCGGTATTGAACAGGCTTTTTACAACATTAACCCCGATTTGAAAAAATAATTTATTTTAGGAGGATTTTTAAAAATGGCACACACATTGCAGGAAAGATATTCAAAACTTATTGACGAAAAATTAAGAGCGTCGCTTGTTACAAAAGACCACTACATTTTTAACAACCGCTATGAGGGAAATCCCAAAGCGGGCAAAGTTAAAATTCCCGTACGCTCGACCGAGGTTGTTGTCGGCGATTATAACAAAGCAACAGGTCTTGCGCTTTCGGGCGGTACTACAACATACCTTGATTTAGACCTTTCGCACGACAAGGCGGTTAACGAAATTATTGACGGTTTCGACGCGCAGGCAGTGCCCGACAATATTGTTGCGGAGCGCCTTGACAGTGCCGGTTATGCTCTTGCTTCCGAAATTGATGCAATTTCGATTGCAACGCTCGAGGAAGGCGGAACGGTTGATAACGGCGCGGCGTGCACAAAAACTACCGTTTACGGAAAAATTGTTGACCTTCGCACAAAACTTTCAAACGCAAATGTTCCGGCAAAGGACAGATGGCTTATTGTTTCGCCTGACATTTACGCGCTTTTATTGCAGGATACCACAAACTTTATAAGACAGGGCGATTTGTCGCAGAAGCTTATCCAGGCAGGTGCGGTCGGACAGATTGCAGGTTTTAACGTGTTTGAGTGCACGCGTCTTGCAAAAGACAAAACGGGCGTTGTGACAAGCAAAAAGGTAACAACCGAGATGATTGCAGGTCACCCGAACTGGTGTCACAGAGTTGAGGAGTGGAGCGTTCCCGTTGCGATAAACTCACTCACCAATACATACATCGGTGCGTCTGCGGTACAGGGAAGAAAAATTTTCGGTACAATGGTTTCAAACAGCAATGCCGTTATTGTTAAAAGAGTTGAAACCGCGATATCTTAATGATTATGATGTACGCGGATTTTGAATATTACGTAGAAAACTTTAAAGGCTGCAAAACACCGCAGGAAGAATTTGGCGGATATATGAAAAAAGCGTCGGATTACATTGACGGAATTACTCTTTGCAAAGCTTTATCGCAAAAGGACGACGCGCGCGTTAAGGACTGCGCGTGCGCTCTTTGCGATTTTTATTTTGAGTATGATAACGAGGGTAAATATTCGTCTGCGAGCGTTGACGGCGTGTCGGTTACGCTTGCGGATAAAAAAACATCAAAAAGTGACGGCGCTTTCAGCATTATTTTACTTTATCTTGCGTCAACGGGTCTTTTATACAGAGGTATGGGAAAATGATTTTTAAAAACAGTATTATTACCGTATTTCACTATGATGACGTAAACGAAACGTATACAAAAAAGATGTTTTCGGGTGCGGAGGTGACAAAAGCCGAGGGCATAAGCGCGGACAAGTCGGGCGATAACGAAAAAACAAGCGGTATCATAAGAATACCGAGCAAAAAGAGCCTTGAAATTTTTGCCGGCGATTTTGTTTATATCGGCAAAACCGACGATTTACGCCCCGACCGTTCAAGGGTTAATAAAATTGTAACGGTTAAAAACAATCTTCGCGGAGCGCCGTTTTTACGTCATATAAGGGTTGAATTTATATGAGTAAAATTAAACTTGATTTTTGGCTTGATGAAGATATTGAAATTTTAAAGCGCCGCAATCTCGAAACGGGCGGATTGGTTCAAGTCTACATTGACAATGAGGTGATAAGCCTTTCAAAACCGTACGTACCGTTTAACACGGGATATTTGTCAAAAAGTGCGGACGCGTCGGAGATTGGCAGCGGTCTTGTTGAATACGTCGCACCGTATGCAAAAAGGCAGTATTACGAAAACAAGGGTGACGGACTTCGGGGCAAAATGTGGGTTGACAGAATGAAAGCCGACCGCCTTGATGAGATTGTATCGGGCGCGGCGAAAATTGCAGGAGGTAAGGCGATTGATTAAAGCTATTAAGGACTACATTAAAACGTGTCCGCTGATTAAGGGCAACGCGATAAACGTTAACTACCTCGGTGACAAGCCTGTAAGGTATACCGTTGACTGCGTTCCCTGCAATCCCGTTATAAAGCGGTATATAGACGGCGGAACGCAGAGGCAGTGCATTGTTGTGTTTGCGTCCAAAGAGTATTACGGCGAGGACGTTTTAAATCAGACGGCGGTAACAAAGTTTTTCGATGAGTTTTCAGCTTGGATTGAGGAAAACAACAAAAACAAGATTTTCCCCGATTTCGGCAAAAATTTAAAACCCGGAAACGTTGTTGTTGCGTCGAGCGGTTATTTGTATGACGTGAGCGGACAGAGCGCACGTTATCAGATGAGCCTTAAATTTATTTATTACAAGGATTGACGAAAGGAGTTTTTTATGAACATCACAAAAAGAAGCGAAAAAATCCCGTTTATGGGAATTAAAAACGGTCAGACGGTTACATACCACAGACTGAAAGGTTTTACCGAGTTTTCGAAATCGGCAAACGCAAAGGAATATTCAAGACAGTATATCGACGAGGATTTCGAGCAATCGGACGTCGTGGGCTATTCGCCGTCTATATCGTATGCGTTTGATTTGGACTCGGCAAATGAGGTACACAAAGACCTGGTATCCATTGCCGACAACGAGCTTTGCGCAAGTGCGGCGGTAAGGAGCATTGTTATTGTTGACCTTTCAACCGAAAGCGCAACGCCGGGCTCGTACAGCGCGGTATGCCGTGATTTTGCCGTTATTCCCGACGCGGAGGGTGATTCCACCGACGCTTACACGTATTCGGGAAGTATGAAGGCGAAAACGAAGGTCGTTTTCGGTACGGCAACTACCACCGACGAGTGGCAGACATTAACGTTTACAGCGGAGGAATAAGAAAAATTGTGCGGGGCGGTGGAAACACCGCCCCTTTAAAAATAAGGAGGTTTTAATATTGGCTGAATTTAAGTTTGGAAACTTTACAAAGGAAATTGACGTGCTTGATTTGGATTTTCAGACAAAGGTTGAAAATTTGTCGGAGGAAATGAGCAAAAAAATAGACGATTTAAGAAAAGACACCGCAAACATTAAAATGAGTGAATACATAAAAGGCTACTGCACCGCAGTATTTGAATTTTTTGAAAAACTTTTTGACGATGATTACGCGTCAAACAAGATGTTTGGCAAAAGCGTGAATTTGGGTGAGTGCGACAAGGCATATTTAAGCTTTATCGAGGCACGCAGCACGGCGTACAAAGAATATCAAACAAAAATAGGCAGTGCGCTCAAATTAAACCGCGCACAAAGAAGAAACAAGAAATGATTAACCCGATTACACAGAGGCTTCCCGATTTCATTGAAATTGACGGAAAACGGATAAAAATTCACACCGATTTCCGCGTTTGGATTAGGGCGAGCCTCTTATTATATGACAGCACAGAATTTGAAACAAAACTTGTTGAGCTTATAAAGCTTTGTTACATTGAAATTCCCCCGACGCTTAAAGGCGGTATCGAGGGGATTTTATTGTTTTTGTCGGGCGGTGAAAAGAAAACCGCCAAAGAAAACGGTGGACACAAAAAGGCGCTTTTTGATTTTGACGCGGACGCAGGGCTTATTTATGCGTCGTTTCTTAAAGAATACGGCATTGATTTAAGCGAGTGCAATATGCACTGGTATAAATTTTTGGCACTGCTTAACGCTCTGCCTCAAGAGTGTGAATTTTTGAGAATTGTTTCATACAGAGGTGCGGATTTATCGAAAATCAAAGACAAAGAACAACGCGCCTTTATACGGCGTATGAAAACAAGATATGCGCTCCCCGACAAACGCAGTGAAGATGAAAAAGCGCGCGACATAGTAACCGAGCTTGAGGGACTTTTTAATTTTGGGGGTAATGGCGATAAAGAAAATTAAGTGTCCTTATTGCAATAAGGAAATGTCAACCGTTATGCTGGCAGACAAAGCTAAATGCAACGGTATATACATCAAATGTAAAAATAAACAATGCAAAAAAATATTTGAAATAAAAATTCCCTAACAGTGCCAATGTGCCGAGAATTTTTACCTAACGAAAGGACGGTGAAAATAATTGGCATATGACGGACGAATAAGAATAGACACGTCACTTGATAACCGCGGAATTACCGACGGTTTAAAGACGCTCAAAGGCGAAGCGGGAAAGCTTGCGGCAAAGGCAGGCACGGCAATTGCCGCCGGACTCGGACTTAAAAAGATGATTGATATGGGTGCGGACTTTGAAAGTCAGATGTCAACCGTCGGTGCGATAAGCCTGGCAACTGCGGACGATATGGAAATGCTCAACGAAAAAGCAAAGCAAATGGGAATTGATACCGTGTTCTCCGCAACCGAAGCAGGCAAAGCGTTTGAATATATGGCAATGGCAGGCTGGAAAACCGAGCAAATGATGAGCGGTATTGAGGGAATTATGAACCTTGCGGCGGCATCAGGCGAGGATTTGGGACTTGTTTCGGACATTGTGACGGACGCGATGACTGCGTTCGGCTTATCGGCAGAGGAAAGCGGACATTTTGCTGATGTTTTGGCGGCGGCATCGTCCAACGCAAACACCAATGTCGGTATGATGGGCGATACATTTAAATACGTTGCGCCTGTTGCCGGAGCGATGAAATTTTCGATTGAAGATACCGCAGTTGCGATAGGTCTTATGGCGAATGCCGGAATTAAGGCGTCGCAGGCAGGTACGGCTTTGAGGCAGGTGTTTACACGTCTTGCAAAACCTCCGAAAGAGGCGGCAGAGGCTATGGAAGCGCTTAACCTTTCAGTAACCAATGCGGACGGAAGTTTTAAACCTCTTATGGAAATTATAGAGGAAATGCGCGATAAATTTTCCGCGCTTACCGATGAACAAAAGACTATGTATGCAGCAATGCTCGGCGGTCAGGAGGCTATGAGCGGACTTTTGGCGATTGTAAACGCGTCGGAGGGTGATATTTCAAAGCTTTCGGCGGCAATCGACAAGGCGGACGGCAGTGCGAAGAAAATGGCTGAAACAAAGCTTGACAATCTGCACGGTCAGCTCACGCTTTTGGGGTCGTCGGCAGAGGGGCTCGGAATTGCGGTTTACGAGGGTATTGAAAATCCGTTAAAAGATGCGGTTAAGGTTGGAATTAAAAGCCTTAACGAATTATCGGGCGAAATACAGAGCGGTGATTTGAAAAAATCGGTTGCAAACATCGGCGCGCTTTTGGGAAACGGTGTTAAGTTATTATCGCAAATCACATCTTCCGTTCTGCCTCCGCTTGTTAAGACGCTCGGATTTATCGGAAATAATCTTGAAACAATTACACCGCTTGTTATCGGTATTTTCGGTGCAATGAAGTCATATACCGTTGTGCTTTCTGCAACAAAGGCAATAGGAAAAATCAACACACTTTGGAAGGCCTCAAAAGTTATAATTACAGAATATACCGCGGCGCTCGCTGTAAACAGTGCAACGGCAGTGACGGGCGCGACTGTTTCAACGCTTTTAACTTCTCAATTAACCTTGCAGGATATAGCGGTAGGTCTTTTAACGCGTAAAATCAGTCTTGCAACGGCGGCGCAATGGGCGTGGAACACTGCGCAAAATGCAAATCCCGTCGGTCTTGTCATAGCGACTACCGCGGCGCTTGCCGGAATTATAACGGCGGTAGTTATTGCGACAAACAAAGAAACCGAGGCGGAAAAGGCGCTTCGCGAGCAAAACGAAAAGCTTTTGGAAGATACAAACGAGCGTATTAAGGCTTACGACGAATTAAAGGAACGTCAGACTGAAAGTGTTAATGCATCGCTTGCGGAAAATGAACACATAAAAACTCTTGCCGATTCGCTTATGAGCCTTGCCGACGAGGACGGACGTGTTACCGACGCAAACAAAGCAAGAGCGGAATTTATTTTAAATCAGCTCAACAACGCTCTCGGCACGGAATACGCGCTCACGGGCAACCAGATACAGAATTACAAGGATTTGCAGTCGGAAATTTACAAGACTATTGAGGCTAAAAAACTTGAAATTCTTATGTCGGCGCAAGAGGGAAAATATGCCGAGGCGGTTAAGAACATAACCGCCGCCGAAAACGCAAAAACCGAGGCTTGGGCAAACGGCGCGCACGTATTGACACAGCTTACGGAAATTGAGCAAAAAAGACAGGATTTGGAAAAAAAGGCGGAAGAATTCAGAGCTATCGGAAACCGCGACGCCATTGTCGGCACGCAAAACGAGATTACCAAGCTGACCGCGCAGTATAACGAAATATACAACGCGAACGCCGCAGCGATTGAAGCTTATCAAAAATCAAGCGCAGAATTTGAAACGTATGCGCACGATATTGAAGTTTACACCGAAGCGGCAACAAAGGCGCAGGCAGGACAGACAGACGCGGCAATAAAATATTTGCAGACAGAAAACGGCGCATATAACGACGCAGCGGCATTAAAACAAAAATATGCCGATGACAGTGCAAAGCAGATTGAAGCACTCGGAAAGCTTTATATGCAGGATTTGGAAAATTATAACAAGGCGTTGGAGGCATACAACAAAAATCCGTCGCAGTATAATCTTTCAAATGTGGAAAACGCACTGAAACGTCTTAAAGAAAGCGCGGCAGATTTTCAAGCTGCCGGCGGTGATTGTGCAAAGGGATTTGTTAACGGTGCAAACGGCGTTGAGATAAGTTTTAAACCTTTTCTTGATAAAATTAAGGTACAGGAAAAGGACTTTAAGACAAACGGCAAATATGTTTCGCTCGGTGTTGCCGACGGTATCAAAGAGGGTAAAAACAATGTTATAAATTCAGCGGTTGAGGTTATCACCGACGCTGTTAAGGCAATGAAAGACAAAGCCGAAATCAAATCGCCGTCACGTCTTTGCAAACGCGAAGTCGGCAAATACATTCCGCTCGGTACTGCCGGCGGAATAACCGAAAACACAAACAGCGCCGTCAAAGCGGCGGTTAATATGGTTGATAAAACCGTGGACGGTGCGGCGGCGAGAATTATTGACACAAAATATAAACTATCCGACGCAGCAAAACAGGCTTTTGACGATTTGGATTTGCAACTTGATTTCGGTTTCGTAGGTGAGGCGGATTATTACGCCGAAATGGCAAGACTTCGCAACGAATACATCAAAAAAGGTACAAAAGAATGGTGGGATTACACCAAGAAAATACGCGATTACAAGATTAAAGCGTATGAAAATGCCATTGACGAATACGAAAATGCCGATGATTGGTATTATAATCTTAAAAAGAAGCTTACAACGCTTTCGGCGAATGATGAGGCATATATTTTACAACAGAAAGCGCGCAGATATAAAAAGTATGCCGATGACGTTTTAAGCCTTGATGGAATTTCGGAGGAAAAACGCGCCGAGCTTCGGGAAAAATACATAAAACAGGCTGAAAATTCATACATTGACGGTTACAAAACGGTGTATGACAGCGTTAAAAAGACATTTGACGATTTGACAGACGATATTGAGGACAACATAGACGATGTAAAGAAAATGCGCGACAAGCTTGCAAAATCGTTTACAGACAAGAACGAATTTGTACAAAAAGTGACGTTTAAGGGAGCAGGCGCAGACGGAAGAGATGAAATTGGTTATCTTTTAGGCGACTACGACAAGCAGACGGGCGACCTTATGAAATTCAACACGCTTGCGGAAAGCTTAAAGGGCAAAATTCCGAGCAAAGAACTTTTCAATATGCTTGTCGAAAACGGTTTGGACGGTATCGGTGAACTTGAATATTTGGACACGCTGTCACCTGAAAAACTTGAGGAGGCAATAGAAGCCTGGAGCAAATACCGTAAGCTTTCGGGCGGTGTGTCCGATAACGTTTACGGCGACCAGATATCCGACCTTGAGGCGTTGAAAGAAAACGCTGAACAAGGTTTTTCGGAATTTGTGACAACGATACAAAGCGGATTGAGCGAATTTTTCGGCGGTATTCCCGACGGCTTTTTTGACATAGGCAACGAGAGCGGTGAAGAGTTTGGGAATGCTTTTAAAACGCAGTTTGAAAACATTTTAAATACTGTTAAAACTACGTTTTCCGGCATTGTAAATTCATTTATGCCGAAATTTGTTTTTGACGCAAACGGCGCGTCGCTTTCGTCCGGCAACACGTCATACACGGCGAACTACTACATTCAGCCGTCGAGGGGCGAGAGTACACATCAGCAGATAAAAGCCGTAAACGATGCGCAGAGCTATAACAAAATGCGAGGGGGTTACTAATGCTTATTACACTTAAAAACGAGTTTGGGACGTTTGAAATCGGCGGAGGACAGCACAGGTGCGCGCGACTTATTGAGATAAGCGGTTTGGGACTTGCGGGAAAAGAGATAACGAGTGTTGTTTTTCCCTCGCAGGCAGGGCACACGGTTAAAAAATTCCGCGACACCGAGCGCGTTATCACTATGTCGTTTGACTTTTACGGCGAACCGTACACGGTTGAGCGGTTATACAGAATTTTATACCGTCCTTTGGATATTTATTTCAACCGCGGTGACGGGGCAAGGCGAAAGATTTCGGCATATATGAGCGAGACGGGCGAAATTGAAAACATCATTTTTCACAAGTGGCAGAAAATCGTCTTACAGTTTATCTGCCCGAGCCCGTATTTTAACGACGAGCGCGAAATTATCAAAAACATAGGCGGCTACAAAGACAATTTCCCAAACGCATACGAGGGTACGGAGTGGAAAATTTCACTTCCTGCTGTTGCTACCGAGCGCGTCACGAGAAGAAATATTTTAAACAGCGGTGATGTTACTGTTTATCCCGTTTTTACAATAAAAAACTACAGTGACAATTCGCAGAGCGCGTCCCACACGGTGACGGTGAAAAACCGCACGACGGGAAAATCAATCACCGTTACGGCGCAAATTTATTCATCCTCGACGGTTATAATCGACGTTCCGAAGCGCAAAATTACGCGGAACGGCACGCTTATCACCGACAAGCTGAGCGATACGAGTATTTTATCCGAGATGTATCTTGCAATCGGCGAAAACGATATAGAAATTCTTACCAATGACGCAAACGACATTATAAGTATGGACATTAAATATACAAACAATTATGCGGCGGTGATTATATGAACGACGTTATTTTTTACGATTTTGACTTCAATCTTTTATACATTCTGCCTCCGTTTGCGCTTGACACGGGCTATATTTCGGCGAACGCAACCGCCGAGTTTTGCGGTGACGGTTCGTTTGAGCTTGTTTTTGCCGATGACGGTTTGAAAAGCGTTATCGAAGGCAAAAAAGACGAAGTTTTTGTGAAATGGGGCAAATTTGAAGGCTTTTTGACGGGCTTTAAGTGGGAAGAGGACAAAAGCACATTATTCGGAATGTCGCTTTCGGGACTTTTGCACAGGGCTGTTTTTCCGCCTACAACTGCGCTTCAGACAAACAACCGCACTGCGGAATATATTGTACGCGATATGATTTCGCAAAACTGCACGTGGCTTAATCTCGGCGATGAGGCAGGTTTTACGGCAAAAGTGGAATTTCAAAGCGACAAATACCAGAGCGCGGACGTTTTTGTGAGCGACTGTTTAAAACTTGACAACGGCGGTTTTGAAATTTATGCGGATTTTACAAACAAAAAGTTTATGTTCAGGTGCTTAAAACGCACCGAAAACGAGCTTATTATAAGCGAAAACCTGTTAAACGCATATAACTTTACAACGACGTACACAAACAAGGAGCTTGCGTTCGGCGGCTGGTATGAAGAGGAATACACAAACGGCGACGGCGAGGCGGCAAAACGGTGGAAATATATATCAACGGCAGAAAAAGCGGGCATAAGAAAGATTGACACGGTTCTTTCGTCAAACACCAATGCTGAGGCGGAAAAGGAGCTGAAACGCTTAAATTCGCAGTATGACATTGAGGCGGAAACAAAAGATTTGATTTTCGGCACGTCATACAAGCTCGGCGATATTGTGCGCTTGCAGTCGGGCGATGTGACGGTTAAAAAAGTGATTTCAAGCGTTGACATATGGCAGGAAGAAACCTACGGCGAAATGCCGAAATTTAATGATTTGGAGGAATGAGATGTCAAGCGGTATTTTTTATAATCAATCTGTTACTGCAAACGATTTGAATGAGATTGCGTCAGACCTCGGCGCGGCCTCGTTTAACGGGTTCGGCACAGAAAAATTCGGTGCGGCGGAGCTTAACAATATTACAAAGGATTTGGTCGGCAAGGGGTATTTGAACGTTAAAAACAAGTGCAAACCGACCGTTTCGGCAGACGGGAAACTAACGATACAGAGCGGTATTATAGTATTTTCGGACGGCGCAAAAAAGGTATTTGACGAACCAAGGACCTATTCATTTGACGCAAGAGGAAGAGTTATTTATTTTAAACACGATATAGCGAATGGTATGATTACAATAAACTACCAGACATCTTATCCGGCAAACGATGATTATGTTCCGCTTTGTGAGGTAACGTCGGACGGCACGCTCATTGATAAACGCGTTTTTTCGGTTGCAAAGGTTAATTTGGGCGCGGTTGAAAATAACAAAACGCTGGATATGGAATATACATTTGTTATTTATAAAGGTAAAGCAATTTCCGGAACACTTCCTCTTGACTTTACCGGTTATAACGGGATTTTGGCAAGATATATTTGGCGCAACGGCGGGTGGGACACATTTTCGCACAAAGATAAAGAAGATACTTTTGTTACTATACCGGCTTCGGGGTGGTCCGAGGAATGCTTTTCTATGCAAAGTACAACAGTGTTTTTTGAACGCACAGCAACAGGACTTAATTACCGCGGAGGAACAAGCTGGAGCAGTGGTCATAACGATTTAAGACTTAAGGTTACATTGTTTTAGGAGGTGCGAAAAATGGAATACAACTTAAAAATGATATGCGGAAACACACAGAATTTATTTTTTATTAGGAAAACACCAAAAAGAATTAAAAACATAAAAATTTTAAAATCAGTTTTAAAACTTATTAAATGACGATTGAAAAGAACATTCAAATTAGAAAAATCAGTTTTCAAACTGAATTATGCATAAAAAAAGACAAGCAAAACGAGAAAAATATAAAATTCTCAATTTGCTTGTCTTTTTTTGCGTTTTGCGCGTTGCATTACATGTGTGCAAGCTCCCGGGTGGGCTCTATACAAAAACTGTGGAATATGAGGACATCAATTACTCCGTGGCATCCACCG